CTCAGCGTTCCAGGCGTCCCAGTTTTTCTGAATAAACAGCTTGAGGGTCTTTTCGCCCTTGCCGAGTACGATGTCGCGTCGTAGGTCGGGGCTGTTGAACATGGCGTAGTTCGACGCGGATTTGCCACAGGTATTTATCGAGTCTACGACATTGGTTCGTACAAGGGTTCCCGGAGCGACGTTAAGACCGAGGTTGAATTTCTGGCTCAAGACATTTAGATCAAGCGACTCTTCGAGCTGCGAAACGACATCGAGAAACAACTGAAACGCATCAGGTTGCTTCGGCCAAGCGGGGTCGATGTAGGTTATCGCATAGACACCAGGGATACCTTGCAAAGATTCGCGCTTGTTGTCGAAGTCGTGGAAAAGAATGGGAACTCTGCCTGTAGCTGCAAGACGGGATTTACCGTTCTGCTCGGAGCCTACTTCGCAGAGCTTTAGTTTTGAGACGGGAGGTTCTACTTCCATGTTTCTCAGTTCTAGGGGCATTTAGTCCTCATCCTCCTTCGGATTATACGGTCTCCACGGTTCGCCTTCCTGATAATCAGCAAACAGAACTGCGTCCCGTGCTGACGGTGTTACAGCGTCAAACTTCAAAAAGTCACACGTTCGGTGGTAGATGTTGAAGCAGCTTGTCTCGCACCAACTCCACTCGTTCGAGGTTAGATTGTGAGCAATACGCTCACACTTCGCTATAACGTTACGCTTCCACTCATTTATTTCTTCGCGTGTGAAGTTTGGGTAGGCTCGCACAAAACGCGGCCTCTTACGACCGTTTCGCGGGTTGTCGCTTGGTCGGGTTCGGGCGCAGATGTTAACGACGCAGCGGTCTACCTTGACGTCAAGGCCGAGTGATCTTGCGATTACTTCGCAAGAATGAACATAGCCTATCATTTGGGACGACGGTTTGTAGCGCGATATTGTCAGGCCGTCGATGTTCTCTACGGTTTTGTGGTCAACGGGTTCCAATCTGTGACCCTCCACGACTGTCAAGTCAGGTTTGCCGACCCAATAGACTACGACGCGGCTGTTTTCGGTTAAAAGAACTTCGTTCCTCAAACCGAAGCCTTGCTCAATCGACACGACGTGCCAGTTGTTTCTGTCGATTAGATATTGATTGTCGTGATATTCTTTGAGCATTAAAACTGCTCCTGCAAGATCGCCAAACTTTGCGAATCTGTCGGGGTTAGCCAAGGCTGAAACTTCTAACTGATTCTCGGCCCAAGCTGTGAGTGCAATTCGCTGAATCTCTTCGGGGGTCAGGACTTTGCCGTCGCGTAGATAGTTGTAGAAGTCCTTCATGACGTCAGACCACCACGAGCCTATTGCCATTGGGAAAGGCTTGACGCTTAGATAACCTTTCGGTCGAAGATTCTTGACATGTTTAAGCCAGAAATAACGCTCGCCGATGGAGAAATCTTTGATGAGGGACGCGTCGATATGGAATTCGTAGCGCCCATCTGGGAGAATCTTGTAAAAACTGTAGGGCTCGGCCATTACTGACTCTTTCCTAGCTGCCTCATAAGCAACCTCGCGACCTCTACCGTCACCCCAAGCTGAGCTGCAAGAGCCTCAGCTGGGTCTTTCTGAGCCTTGGCGCGCATCTTCTTGTTGTTTAGGTTGATAACGCCTTGCTGAAGCTCTTCGCGCCTTTTCTGAAGTTTCCGCACTTTACTTCTAAAACGATCCTCCTTTTCAAACTCCGCCGCGCAGACTGTTATGCGGAAATACTCTGAGGTTTTTATCGCCTCAACTAATAGCTTCTTCCACTCAGCAATTTTGTACTCAAGCTCTACGTCGCTAAGCGTTCGTATCATCTCCATCGACGCAGGCCAGCCTTCGCCTATTAGCTTCAGTTGGCGGCCTTGGTGTGTCACACCTTCGTCGTCAGTTAGGGGTGACTCCTGAATCTGCAAAGCATTCTCGCCGATGCATTCAGAACAAAAACGCGAGTCTTGCTTCGAGCGATGCTTCTCACAGAAGTCTTGTCCGCAATGACGACAGAAGCCGATGATGAGTTCGTCACATTTGAAACACTTCGTGGGCTTTGCTGAGGAAGTGTTTACAGATGTAACGGTTTGGTCATTTGGTTGCTGAGTAGGGTCGTCGGTCACTTCTTTTTCTCCTTCTAAGCTCATGGCTTACTTCCTGTGTTCTCACCGCCTCCAGCGCATCGGGGCCGGATGAGAGCTTGCGGATGGCAGCACGATGATTCTCGACACATTCTGGAGCACATGAATCTTCAATTATCGCCGACGCCGCCCTCGCATAAGCCGCTTGTTCCGCTTGCTGGATGCGCTGCGCGATAAGTGGGGCAAGAGCAGCATTGAGCGCGTCTGCCATGCCTTGCCAGCCTCCCCGTGCATCGTCCGCCTCCGCTACCATCTCCGCCGTAACGAGTTCGCATTGGCCGCCGACAGCAGACGAAGGCTGGCTCGCGGGTGCAGGTTGGCGAAGGGCGGCACGAACCTTGGCGATTACTTCTAGCATTCCGACGTGTTTTCCGTAAAGTCTCGCAGCCTCTCGGTGCGCTTCTAAGTTCTGCATGCCAAATTCGCCTCGCTCCATCTTGATTGCTTCGCCCAAGCACTCAGTCATTTTCATCTTAGCGATGTATTGGCAATACAGATCGTCTGCGACGATTTTCAAGTCATCTAACAATTCGCTCTGCCCCTCCGTGCTCTGCGAAGACGGAGTTGCGCGGGCCAGCTTCGCTTCGAGATCGGAGATGGTGTCGAGCAAATCTGTAATCGTTCCACTTTTCCATGTGCGCCGTCCGCTCCCTTCACTAATGGTATTGTTACTACGCACGTTCTCAATTTGATCTCTCTTCAGCACGCTCATTTCCGTTCTCCCTCCTTTCCGGTAGCGCCCGATGGGCCGAGGATGGCGTCCAGCGCATCAGCCTCGATAATCGGTCCTATGTGACTTATGACATGCATTCTTGGCAGCGCCCTCAGCCTCGCCTCGATCTCGGCGAGTTCGTCGGTGCAGTCTTTGCGGACATCTATACTGGCCCCGATGTCAGCCGCAGTTACCCACAGTTGTCTGCTGCGAGCCTCGCGCAAAAGAGGCTCATCGTCTTTGATCTTCTCGCGCAACTTCTCGATGAAAGCGTGCAGGGTGGTGGGGTCAGGCACAGTCTTTCTCCTGTTCAAGTTCAGCGATTCTCTTATCCAATCGCACTCGCGTTTCTATTAGCCACTCTCCGACGCCTATTCCCCCCAAGCCAGACATGCCTACAATCAATGCTTTGTACGGCAGGAAGCCAGCGAGTGCCAACAAGAACAGACCAGTAATCAAATCCCACCACTTCCAATCGAATCGGTCAGCCACGCTTCACCTTTCCTTTCCTCGCGCCCGTTTCGCGGGGAGTGAGCGGAATGGATTTGCCAAAATCCTTCGGCAGTTTGAGTTCTTTTTCCCAGCGAGCCGCATGACTTTCCGCCCACGACAACTTGATTCGATCATTTCCCAGCAACGTGCAAGGCTCTCCCATACGAGCACCGCAAGTAGTGCATCTCACCCATTGGATTCTTTCAGTCCCCTTCATTTCGCTCGCTCCTTTCGAATGGTTTCGCCGCGTTTCATGTCCTCGGCTGGCGGGAAACATTCGGCGCAGTTTTTCTTGCCGTGCAGTTTACAGGTCGCGCTCCAGAGTTCGTCGAAAGACTTCCTCGCGCCCGTTTCGCGGGTGTTATTTTCTCCCTGCAAATTCGACACACGCTTTTACATCCTCTATTGATGCTAGCGGAGCGTGAATTCTGTGAAGGCCGGGTTTATTCGGGTTAATAAAGAGCATGTCTCCTCTTGACAGGAGATGCTCCGCTCCCCCGGTTCCAATGACGGTACGACTATCTGCCTCACTCGGCAATCTGAAGGTAATCCGAGCGGGAAAATTCGCTTTGATATTCCCTTCAACAATTTTGACGCTGGATCGCTGAGTCGCCGCGATGATATGAATCCCCGTAGCCCGAGCCTTTTCAGCGAGTTGTTGTAGCTTTCCTTGGGTAATCTTACCAAGGCTAGGACCGCGATCTTCTTCTTGCTTACGGGTATCACACAGAAGAGAAGCAAGCTCGTCGATAACGACAATAATGTATGGGAGACGAGTTTCTTTGTGAGCTTGGTTGTATTCGAGGATGTTCCTATGTCCCCCATGAGCGAAGAGCTTGAGTCGCCGAGACATTTCTTCAATGCAATAGTCGAGTCTCTCCAACGCTGAATAAATTGTGGTTGCGGGGTCAAACGACAAGTGCGACGCGCCGATGAAGTGTCCAAATTCGACTCCTTTGAGGTCGATTAAGACGAAGCGTAGCTCAGAGCTTGGGCAGTTGTAGATGAGTGTGGCGATTAGACTACTTAGTAACGTCGATTTACCTCCCCCCGTCGAGCCTGCTATAAGCAAGTGGGGGAAAAGTGTGAGATCTTCAACAACATATCGACCGAGATAGTCAACTCCGAGAAAGAGGGGGATTTGTTGACGGCCTTCGGCGAGTAGCTTGACTTGTCCGACTTCATCGCGCCAGAGTATCCATTTTCGCTCTGGGTTTGGCACGAAGATTCCGACCGAAGACTCACCAGGCATTCGTTTGACGAAGACATCTTCAACTCCTAGCGCGATTGCAAAGTCTTGAGCCAAGGCTTCGATGTGCGAGACGCGAGTTGAACCTTGCGGTGTGAAGCGATATACTGACACGATAGGTCCCTCAGAGACGGGAGGGACGAACTTTGCGCTTAGTCCCAACTCAGCAAGCTTCAGCGCAATAGCGGCGCTTGTGGATTGTTGGTGGTTAGTTAGTGTCTGGATTTGGGTCACCGAAGACTCTCCTGAGAGATTCGGATTTGGCTGCATTGTTCTCTGCTTCGGTTATGGGTTCTTTTCTTTTCAGTAAAAGAAGTTGAGGTAGAGTTCCGGGAAATTCTTGAAGAAAGTTTATCGATCCTCTAAGCATTGCACAGAGAGCTTCTTTTGATAGATCAAGCTTCACAGCAGTTTGGAAGACATAATCAAAAAGCTCAACTATTTCCTGAGCCTCTCTCGCGGTTAGGTCCATCACGCGTTTGCTCATTTTTGCTCCTCTTCCAGCTTCACAACAAACATCCTCAAAACCATCAAAACTTCCTCCTGCGTCAGATACGACGCCTCGATCGCGAAAGCGATGAAGTCGATGAAATCTTCAAAGCGCTCGTCGTTGGGGAGGTCGGCTATTTTTGTATCTCCTTTGCGCCGAGCTCCCTGGCGTTGACCTCCCCAGTTGTAAGCATACCACGAAACTGGGGAGTCAGATAGCCGAAGGCTGCGCTAAAAGCTGACGTATCGGTGAATTTCAAGAAGATACCACCCGTAGCCTCAGCGATTTTCTTCAAAAAGGCTTCGCCTGAAGTAGCGTCGCCGATGTGGACGCAGTCGAGGGAAATCTTCTGCTCGATATATCTCTTCAGCACGGAGTCTTCGTTTTGAGAATCATTGGACATTTCGTACTCGAAGTTTCCATGCCAATCCGTCGGCGACCCGTCACTAACGATAACCCCACGCGTCATCGAGATTCCTTCAATACACCACTCGACGCATTTGCGCATCGGAGTGTCGCCGCCTGCGTCAATCATGTGGATGAAGTTCATAATCAAGCTTCGATTACACGTAAGTTCGAGACTATGTTTGTGTCGCGGAAAAGTCTCAATCGCGACGGATGTGTCGGTGAAATTACATCGTTGCGCGAAGTTCTGAACCGCTTCTTTGAGGTTTTCGATTGACTCACCGTGCATTGAACCCGAACAGTCGAGCATCAAAACGATTCGATTGGGCATCTTCTCGGCGTTGTCATTTGAATCTACAGCCTTCGCTTGCGCGATTCGTTGCTGGAAAGGCGACGTCGCGTTTGAGCGAAGCTTGCCGCCTGAAAGAACGGGCGGAGGTGAGGAAGAGGGTTTTGTTAGGTCGGACATTGTTATCTCCTGTAGACTTCTTTTTCGATACGATCCCACAACTGATTCAACCTCGACATCTTCTGTGCGTCACCCGTTGGTCTGTCGGGGTGTAGAGCTTGACACGCGAGTAAATAGGCTCGTTTTAGAGCGTCGTAGGGTATTAGCTCGACGAATTCGGCGAGAAGAGCTTGTTGGGGTGTAGACTGTGAAACATATTGCTGAGTATATTGCTGCGACTGTTGCGAAACTTGCTTCGACGTAAACGACACCGTTCCGACGCCGAAGGCTTTCTCGGCCATTGTTCGTACGATATCGACGTACTGTTCCTTGATATACCAAAAGTGACTCTTCGGGTCGTAATCTCGCGACCCGACAGGAATGAAGGCTTTTATCCCGTCGACGAAGGCTTTGCTGTACGACGAGCTTACCGTATAGGCGTCGAGTTGTGTGTCGTACCAAATGCGGACTTTAATTGCCACGATAATCTCTCTCGTTTATTGCGACGATGATTCGTGCTGTTGTATAGATAGCACATTCGTCGAGTGAGTTTTGACCGTTAAACAGTGCGATACCTTCTGATACGATTCTGAATAGTTCTTTTGATAGTTTGCTGTCGATGAGATCTTCTGCAACTCTTTTTGAATCGCGTGGCATGTTGCCTCCTCAAAAGCGAAGCTTTTCGGTTTCGCATCGATATCCTAGCGCGCCGTCTCCGCCCCAAACGCGCCAAGAAGCCCCGAAGCGTCGTAAGGAGTAACGAGCAGCACAGTTCGTAGACCGCGACGTGCTACGAACCAAAGCCCGTCGATGCTTTAGCGACGCCTGCTGGTGCTTCGCTGTGTCGCGAGTATCGGTTATAGACCGTCGCGACTTTGCCAGCAAACTGTTACATTTTGTAATGATTAGAGTTACGATATAAAATCGTGGCTGACGTTGTATCAAGACGTCATTTAATGCCTTGTTGAGTGCAGGTGAATCCTCAAGAGTAGGCATACTGCCAAGTCTTTGATCCATCTCCCCCACTCGTTGATACGGCAACCACGACTCGACTACGCCGTCGCAGCCTGAGCTTGAATCGCAGCCAGAGCTGCACGAAGCTGCTCGGGTGAGATTCCCAACGTCTTGGCTGCTTTTTCCTCCGGCGTCATCTTCGCTCGTTCCACCTTCTCGGCTACGGCGTAGCTGACGTCTCGTGCGCCTTCCTGAGCAACGAATGACGAATCTTGCAAGAAATCATTCGCTGCGTTGTCCTGTCTCAACGACGCGGCGTAGTTGAAAACGCCGAGAAACACATCGACGTTCTCGTATTCGCCGATACCACTACCGCCGCAGAGCGTGACGGCTTCATCAACGCTCTCCGCTTGCTTGTACGCAAATGTCTGCGTCGCAACAAGCGTCGGCAGAGTTTCCTGCTTCTCCGTCGCTTCCTTCACCATGCGATTGAATGCAGCTTCGCTGGTGATGTATTGCTTCGTTTCACCACTTGTCGGATTGACCTCTGAGTAGCATACCTTCGTTTTGGTGTAGTTCTTCACTTCTTTGACCTCCGTTTGGATTTGACTTCTTTGCGAATTTGACTGCTTGTTACTGACTGCCGAGGAACCCTAACAACCTTGTTAGCATAGCATGTGTTAAACGCTATGTCAAGCTTTTTCTTCCTGCAAAACTCGTTTTGTGCGGTCTACAGGTTCGACGTTCATATCTGTGAAGTCGAAATAGCCGCTGACATGACCTTCGGCAAGCTGCCAAGTGATTTCGATGTTGGTGTCAGCGATACGACGAGCCTCATCTTCGCTTGACGCAAAGAGCGTCGTGTAGAACGGCCCATACGTCACACGATACAACGTCTTGAGTGGAAAAACCCTCGAAACTTGCGGCGCGAGAGCTTTGAAAACAGCATCACTCGCTGCGCGACTTGCGTTTAGGATTTGCTGTACAGAGGGATTGTTCATGATCGAGTCTTGTCGTATCACGTTGTCACTGTCGCAGTTTGAACACCGAAGACGTGCGTTCAAAACAGTGACAGATTGACAAGAAAGACACCAATAATTCTCGTGGTTTGTTGTCATGCTTTTTCTCTCAAACGACGCTGATACTCCTCGACAGCGAGCTTACGTGAGTGCTCTTCGCTGACGAAAGAATCTGCGTAGAACTTGTTAAAACCCTCAACGATATGATCGTGAGGAACTCTTCGCGACGGCACGTCGATACGCGAGTAAGTCCAACTGCGACCTCCCGGCATCTCTGTGCGAAAGACAGTACGTCGTATCGCACCTTCACACTCATCTATTTTGTACGTTTCGATGTTGTAGTGCGAGTACTCGTCTGTTGTCGCAACGACGTATTTCTCGGCTTTTTCTTTCGTTGAGAATACAGCATTGATGCTATAGTCGCTGTATTCTCCCGACGTGACTACGAAGATTTCTGTCACTGAAAACCTCCTTACCAAAACATCGCAAAGCCGACTACGAGAACTACCGCAAAAAGAAAACCCCAAACGATTGCGTCTTTGACATCTTCGGGGTTAGCTTTGATCTTCATGCTATCGCTTCTCCTTTGAGACGTTTCTCAACATACTCCTCGACAGTCAAACCTCCAGGAGGCTTGCCGTGGAGCAGCATGTACTTCACCCACTCCATATTGAAGTCGTATTCCTTACGATCTGTCGGAGGCATTTGTTGCTCAGCCTCAATCTCAGCAAGTTCTTCCTTGAAGTCTCTGACAAGCGACCCATCATTCATCAACTCATGAGCACGTTCCGGGTTCGTCTCTGCAAGGCTTTGCGCGAGCGCTCTTGCACGTTGCTCAGCGAGCTTCTTTGTTATCGGCGGAGCGTCGCAGAACTTACGCTCTTCTTCAATAAACAAATGACCGCACGTCATACAGCGAAACTGATTTCTGACAAACTGTAGCGAGCCATCCAACATCTTATGCTCACGATTCTGTCGCGAGTACACACGCGACGACCCACACGCAGGGCAATGGAGTACCGAAGCTCGCCTACCACACTGGCACTCATCCCCAACAACTCCGACATTCCTCTCACTCATCACAAACCCCTTGACACAGTTGTAACTGAGTACATGTCGGAGTATAGCAAAGATTTACACGCTTGTCAACAGCTAAATAAGTGCTGTGTTATCAGTGGTTTACGGCAACGTACTGGTACTAACCTACCGTGTGTAAATGTTACTTACGCTCACTAAGCCTCAGTTAGCTGACACAGAGTCAGCCTGGTAGTGTATAATATATTATACGTTTTTTCGATCCACACGACATAGAACTCCGGCCAAGCGAGCGTAATAACGAATGTTACGCTCGTTTAGCTGAGTTGTTTAAGTAGCTCGCGAATACGACACAGCATTGCGGTTTCATAGACTTTGCAGTCTTGTTCGTTGCGTTCACACTTCGCGCAAGGTTCATGTAGCAACACACCATGCGCGCAACTTCGCGTCGGTGCGTCGTAGAGTGGTTCGTTTGTTTGTGCGACTGCGCGTTCGTACCTCAGCCGCGATTGACGTGACAGCGCGTCGTACTGATGCATCTCGCGACGAATTAACTCACGCGCCGCTCGTTGAAGCGGAGTAAACTTTGCGTCAGCCATATTGTCTCCAAGTAATCTCGACGCGCAAACAACGACGCTTGTGTGGGTTCGGTATTGTACGCATGGACCTCCACACACGGTTTTGCGTACAAACTTGCTCGTCGTTCTTCGCGCTTCTGTTGCGTTGTGTAGTGTCCCCGACGGGACGCTCGGTCCCGTAGTCGCTTACGCCGCGACCTTTTTCTGCTTCAGCGCCTCTTGCAGAATCGCCTTGGCTTGTGCTGGAGAGAGATTAAACTCTTTCATCAGCGAGCCGGCTACGACCTGCTCCTTGCGCGTGTTTGCAGTCTTGACTTGACGCTTGATCTCCGCACAACCCCGCTCAATGATCTGGTCTAGACACCACTCCATTGAGTGATCCTCAAAGTACTCCTTACGATACGCCTCAACGAAGTTTCGGAAACGACCGTCGTCAATCGTAATTTGTGCCATGTTTGTCTCCTTAGTTGGACGCTACTAACGAGCGCCTCGTAGGAGACACTACACGCGAGCAGTTCTAGTTCGCGGTCGTTGGTGGAGGATACTGCTCTCGGCCAACGTGCTGCACAACTGCTCACATATAGTGTTCGGGCCTTGCAGCCTCGCCGGAGAAGCGACGGGGGTGGGGCTCAAAATTCAGAATCAGAAACATAGACATATACCTCCGCAAGAAATTTTTTCGTTTTTTAGGATTCGATGGATTTGCTCTCGGCGTCGGGACGGTTATGGACGCAACTGTTACAAGTTGTAATAGAATGTCAGCTCGCGTGTCGTGCTGACACAGGAGGCCGCGCAAGCGGTTGCTCGTAAGTGTAACAAAATAAACAAGATTTCGTGCTTGACTTTTTTGGGCGCCGATGCTATAGTACGGATGTCGATCGCTCGTTGTGTACCTACGGTGAGTCTTGTAAGGGAGATAAGAAATGCCAACCGTCGTTGAGGAAAAGAAATGCGTCGTTTGCGGTCAGGGCTCGCATCGAACGTCGTGGAAGAATGTTCAGGGTGCGTTTGTAGCATGTGACGGACACTCGCCGAAGGAATTTTCTGACGCGATTGCTCGTGCGACAGCTCCCGCGTCGGCGACTAATGGGCCAAAGAACTAAGAGCCTCAATGCCCCAAGGACCAACAGGCCGCCCTTCAGGGCCGCAAGGCCAGAGCCAGCAAAGGCTCAATATAAAGATTCCGCAGATCGCGCGTTGGCGTATTGCGGGCCTGACTGAAGCGCAAATTGCGAAGCTTCTAGGAATGACTCCTCAAGGCGTCCAGGTCATTGTAAAGTCGCAAGACTATGTCGACTACGAAGCTGCGCTTCTAAACAAACACCTCGCGAAGATGGACGCGGCGCTCGAAGGCCGAGTTGACGTAATCCAAAATGAGATCCGTGGTGCAGTTCCCGGAGCTTTACGGTGTCTAATCGACGTGGCTAGTCAACGGAAAGACCTCAAAGCGGCTATCGCGGCGTCGAAGGAGCTTCTCGACCGAGATCCAGATAGGACTCTGACTGTCTCGAAGTCTGACGAAGCTATCGCCCCCGGTGTGCCCGCCGCCGTTCTTGACGCTGCTGTTACTGAAGGGAACAACATTGCGTCGACCTATTCTACTCCCACGACGCCGAAGGAGTCGGTTAATTAATGGCAAACTTCACCTCACCAAGAGCGACTCCCAAGATGCACGTCGGGAAGGCGAACCGACCGAAGAGAACAAGCGAAGCGTCGACAGGTCTAAAGAACAAACCTGAGTATCCCATCACAGACAGCTTTGCTTCTCGCTCAATTCCTTCACACGCCGAGCGTAAAGCTCACACAAACCCAAAGAGTTCCTTCTGCACCTGTCCCGCGAAAGCGCCCGCGGGTCGCCTCGTACAGAGGCCAAAGGCGCCGAGTAGAGGGTCGGGAAGGGTCGTTTAACGAACGAATTTCATGGATACGGCTCAAAAATTTGAGCCTATTCTGATTGCCCCGCAGGATAGTCACGAAGCGAAGCTCCGAGCGATGCGTACAAACTCGCTCGGTTCGCTTTACTATTTCATCAAGAACACTCTACGACGCAAGCGACTCGTAGATCATCTTCACAAGCCTTGGTGTCAATCTTTAGAACGCGACCATATCAAAGACGTCCACGAGCAGCCTCGTGACCACTTCAAAACGACGATCTACTCAGAAGGTTTCCCAATGTGGCGCTCGTTGCCTTTTACTAACGAGGACGCCGACACTTTCTATAAACTCGGCTACAACGACGATTTCGTCGCCTTCCTCAAACGAGTCCACCGCCGAGACGCGCGTAATATCCTGATCTCCGAGAACATAACTAATGCCGCGAAACTCGGCTCACGCATCTCCGGTCACTACGAAAGCAACCCACTCTTTCGCGTACTTTTCCCCGAAATCCTCCCGGACTCAGCCTGCACTTGGTCCAATTATTCCCTGCATCATAAACGGGAGAAAGGCGGAGCTCCGCATGGGGAGGGAACTTATGACTTCCTGGGTGTGGGTTCTGCACTTCAGTCTCGACACTATAACGGAATCCTTGTAGAAGATGATCTAGTCGGTCGGAAAGCGATTGAGTCCATTTCAATAATGGACAAAACAATCGACTACCACAGACTCCTCGTCGGTGCGTTCGAGAACCCAGACTCGTCTGACCACGAAAACGATGAGCTTATCGCAGGGAATCGTTGGGGCTACACCGATCTTTGCTCCCACATCCGCGAGCACGAGCCCGAGTTTCGTATCGTAACTCACAGTGCCCTCGGCGGCTGCTGCGACGCCCATCCCCCGAACCAACCAATCTTCCCCGAAGAATTCTCCTTCGAGAAACTTCTACGCTGGAAGAACAGACTCGGCAATTACCACTTCTCCTGCCAATTCCTCAACAATCCCTCTGCACCGGAAAATGCCGACTTCCGCGAAGAGTGGCTCGGTTCCTTCACCCTCGAAGCCCCCAACGAGGCAAACGCCTGGAAGGAAAGAATCCACCACGAAGTAAAAGACGGAATCGTCAAGCCCTCATTCCCACGACAACACCTTAATCTAGCGATGGCTGTCGATCCGAATCACAGCGGCAACGCCGGCCTCGGGCGTTGCCGTCATGCTATTGTTGTCGTCGGGCTTTCAGCGCAGAATGACTACTATCTTCTCGACTGTTGGGCGCAAGCGGCGTCGTATGATACTTTCTACGGCAAAATCTTCGAGATGGCGGATAAGTGGCATCTTACAAAGTTTGGGCTAGAGACTGTAGCGGCTCAGAAATACATCGGCCATCACATCAAACAGATGTGTCAGCTGAAGGGCCGCATGATGAGGATTATCGAACTCAAGGGTGAGGTCGAGGGACCTGATGGCGAACTTACGAGAAAGAAAGAATGGCGTATTCGTAACGTCCTGGCTCCTTTGTTCGAACAAGGTCGTTTCTTTACTCAGCGAAGATTTCAGGACTTTCTTGGAGAATATATCGGATTTCCAAAGGCTCAGTTTGTCGATATACTCGACGCATTGGCCTACATTCCCCAACTGCTGAGGACACCTTTTAGCTACGAGCGGGATTTGATGATGCGTCATAACAATCAGTTGGGAGCGAAGCGAGTCAACGCCCCCTACAACGTCGCGGTACACTGATGCCTAAAAAGTTGATGGACTGTGTTCGAAAGGCCAAAGCTAAAAACTCAGCGCGCCAGAAGCGTGTCAATCCCTGGGCAGTCTGCGTGGCATCCACAGGACTCAAGCCCCACAAGGAGAAGTAGCTTGGGAGTCTTTCTTTCAGATCTCAGAGACTTTTTTAGCCGAAATACTGACAAGCTCCTTGTCCTTTTCGTCTTGGTTCTCTTCTACAGAGGCGCTTGGTACGGTTGGCATTATCACATTGAGCCGCTTGCCTCTGCGTCGATTGATCTCGTGAAACAATTCGCAGCAGCTTTCTTGACTTTAACAGTAAGCTCTCGACTAAGTTCACCTAACGGAGGTTCCAATGCTTCAACGACTAGCAACACTAACGGCCCTGCTTCTACTGGCAAGTAGCTTCGCTTTTGCTCAGGCTCCCCCGAACCTTCCCGGCTATCAGGTTCAGGCGTTTGTCGGCTACATGGGGATCGTAGGACAGAATAGCGGGAATGGCCTTTTTACTTCGTTCGCGGTTCCCGTCAAGACACTCAATCAGAAGTGGAGCATGACACTCGCCCTTCGTGCAGATAACTTCGCCTTTACCTCGCCTTCGGAGAATTCTCTACTTGGTGGCGTGGAACAGCGATTCCAAACAAGCAGCGCGACTTTTCTTGACGGTATGGTCATTCAGCCTTTTGTTAACGAGATGTTCGGCGAGACTCGTGCGACGTGCGTCGCGACGAGTAACTGTGCAGCTGGAGTAAGTACAAAGTCTGACTTCACCTCCAAGATCGGCGGAGGTATTGATATCGTAACGACTCAACACACGACATGGCGTATCTTGGAATTTGATCATCTTTGGTCTCGCGCCTTTCCGGGTGGTGGTTTGACAGTTTCTAACGCGAATCAACTAATCACCGCCTTCGGCTTCCACTTCTAGTGTGGCGACGTCGTGATCGCGATCTTCTTCGACGGCTCGTTGCTGCCGTCGAGTATTTAATTGCCCCGGCAACAAAAGTCTGGATTGTACGAGAGGAAAAGATGCCAACGAATAATTCGATAGTTGCAGGTTCTTCAGGCGTATTTCAGGCTGTTCCAAATGGGGCAATCAATCCAGGGACGTATTCTTGGACCTGCTCCGATCCGGCGGTTACTCTGACACCTTCTGCGGATGGCTCGGAGGTAACTGTCGCAGTTCCAGCGTCGGATTCTAACAGCGGTTTCACACTCAGTGTCAGCGTTCAGTCGTCAGACGGCACGACTCTCACGAATAGCGCCTCAGTGACGATCACACCCGCTGCCCCGGCTCCGGCGACGGCTGTTGTGATTCAGCAACTTTCGTAGAGGCTAAGTGCCAGACCAAATCATCCTCGCGAAGTTGTCTGTTGAGAAAGAGACGGCGCTTAAAGTCTACCTCAAGCGCCGTATCCTCGAACTCAAGCAGGGGATGAAAGATCTCTACGAGAACAAGATCGTCAGATGGCGTCAAGCCTACGATGCAAAGCCGGTTGAGGAGATTCGACAGTTTCCTTTTCAGAACGCGTCGAATCTCATCATCCCTATCATCGCGATCCATACCGATACACTCCATGCTCAGCTCATGGCGGCGATATTCAAGACCCCACCCCTTGTCTACGCGAAGATCATGGGCGAGCATGGAGCCGAGGCGGAAGAGCTCAAGGACGCTTACGAAGAGTTCATGCAATGGGCGGGGATTGAGCCTCGAGAACTCGACCTCTACCGCGTGTATGACGAAGGCGACCGCGAGTGTATTAAGTACGGAACCGTCACGTATAAATGCCCTTGGGAGGAAGTTACACGAGACTTCTTCGTCCCCGGCGGAGACGGAACAGGGACAGCCAAAGACTTCACCGATCGCACGATCTACGAAGGTCCTCGGCCTGAGAAACTTCCCTTCACGTCCTTTTACATACCTCCGATGGCAAAGTCCATTGAGGATGCGGACTTCAAAGCTCACAAACGCGTCATGCTTCAGCATGAGCTTGAGGACCGAAAGTTTCGCGAAGTTTACGAGCGTAAGGCTGTTGATGCCGTCCTCGGCAGACCCGACAGGACCTCTCCGACAAGCGAACAGCAAGAAAAAGAACAAGACCTCGGCGCGACGACCTCTGCATCTTTCGGCCACAAAGAGTGGGACGTTTGGGAGTGCTACATCACTTGGCGTCATGCAGATGAAGCCTTCGCGCCTCGGATGATTGTGACCTACCATGAGCTCTCTGACAACATTCTCCGTGTCGCCTACGACAACATGGAATTCGAGTGGTTCGTGGGCGCAAGAATGGCCCGACGTGACGACATGTATCACGGTATGGGCTTTGCGGAGAGTCTCTGGTACTTCCAAGAAGGGGCGTCGGAGACGTACAACGGGTATCGAGATAACCAAACTGTTGCAAATACCCGTGTCTGGCGTGTTAATCCCGACTCAAAGCTTCATCAAGGCTATCGAATATATCCTTCGTCCATGCTTCCTGCGGAGAAGGATGAGATCGAGGCTCTGGCTCACGGCGACTTATCACAAATCAACATTGACGAACTGCGCCTTCTCCTCGACCTCGCGGAGCGTCGTTCCGGCGTCAGCCCTCCGATGCAAGGGATGGGAGCTGCTCAGCAGACGGGCAAGCGCGGAATCTACGGGGCGATGAATACGCTCGCCGTGATGCAAGAAGGAAACGGGCGCAAGGATGCACTCGTCTCTGACATGCGCGATTCCCATGTCAGGTTGATGCGGCTTGTTAGTCATGAATATGGAATCTTCGGGCCGCAGAGTAACTTCCACAAAAAGCGTCTAGAACTTTTCGGCAAGAAGGCCGACAAGATCGCTGAGG